CCAGTCATCAGAGAGCCGAGATCGATACCTGGGCCACGCATCTCGCGACGGCCATTCATGTCCCGGGGAGTTGGTGGGCGCTCACCTCCGGGAGAGTTCTGGGCTGCTGTTTTCTTGATGGCATCCATCATATTCTGCACCAGCTGAGGGTTGTTCTTGAGTGCGTCACCGCCAGAGATACCCGCCTGCTTGAAGATGGACTTGCTCAGATGGAACATCATTGCCGAGCCACCCACCATCATCAGAAGCTTAATCTCGGGTGCCACAGCCACCTTATTCTTGTACTTGGCGTGCAGCTCCTCAAAGACAGTATCATAGTCATCCACATTCTCCATCATATTCTCGGACCAGCCATCCAGCTCGAGGTCGAATGGATCGTAGCGCTTGTTCAGAAACTCGAGGCCAGTCACGCAAGCAATCATCACCCGACGAGCCACCTTGACAGACTGGTCAGTCTCAATCTGGTACATGATGCGCTTGTACTCGGTACGGATCTGCTCGATATCCGAGTAGGTGGACAGCTTGCCGGATGTCTTGAATCCCTTCTTCTCGAGGCGCGCAAGCTTGTTCAGCAGGTCCGCCTTTTCATCCTCGATGGATGTGTACCCCTCGGAAGGCTGAGGACCCATTGGCATCTGTCCACCCATGCCCATACCTCCTCCACCCATACCACCACCAGGCATCTCAAACTCATCCTGGGGTGGCATACCTCCGTCCCACTCCTCAGGGGGTGGTGGAGCCCCACCAGCTGAACGCTTGACGGGGTTCATGAAAGCATCCATCGAAGGATCCATCTCGCCGTACTCCTCCATCGGAGTCTGAGGCATGGTCATCATGGGTCGCATTGGGGGACGATATGGTGGTGGCTTTCTCATCGGGGGCTTTGCGACAGGGATTGTGCGCTGGATGTCAATCTCATCCAGCAGAGCCCGCTCATTTGCATCGAGTTCCATCGTCAACCCAGTATCTTTAGTAACAACTACGTCAGCCATCTGACACTTTATAAGAAATGAAGCGACTGGCTTTAACGCAAAAATAATGTCGACTACTAACAAATGGCTTTCCTCAATCGTAACAAGCGTCAGATGGTTACCTATGTTTTGGTTGCTCTGCTGGCTCTTTGGCTCCTGTCCAAGCTGATGGGTAAGAAGAGCTATCTGTATGACCAGCGCCGTCTGCGTCCAGTCGACCTGGCTGCCAAGTACACTCAGGAGGGTGACCTGTTCAGCCTGCCCTACAAGATGGAGTGCACCCCAGGTGTCTTCTCCAGCACATCGGCAATGTCAATGGGTCTGACCCCAGGTGGCATCTGCGGCGACCAGGACATGGTCCGTAAGCAGATGAGTGAGTACAGCATCGACAGCGGCATCGGCGGCGGACTGCTGGAGAAGTTTTAGATTCACATAGTAGATGGAGTATCTCCTGTATGTAGACTCCAGAAATCGAGACACCTCGTTGTACCCCTCCGGGAACAACTACGTTCTAAACTTGGTAACACCCATACGGAATGTATCACGTGTAGAACTCATGTTTGCAAAGGTCCCAAACACAATGTACAATCTGAACACCCCCAGATTCCTGACATATTCAAATGCAACTTCATCATCCAATCTCTACTTGCCACCCGGCTTCTATTCCGCTGATCAGCTGTCGAACACTCTGACAGTTTCCAAGAATGTACCGACACTGACAACGAATGTACTGCCTGCAGAAGGGAAGCTTCTGTTCATTTCGACAGACTCTACATTTTCACTGACCCCACTCACAGCCGAGGCAACAAGGCTGACGGGCATCACAGGAACTCTTAACTCGGCTGCATCTTCAACCTTCCCTGAATATGCAAACAATACAGTTTTTAGCGGAAAGTACCTCATCAAGTCATCGAATGTTATCAATACAGCCACCAATGAGTTTGTGTTTCTGGATATCGAGGAGCTCAGGACAACCAGAACTCACGATGCTCGAAAGATGGTGACTGTGACATCTACAACACCGTCCGGAAATACTATCGTTCGGCAGACTACCGATTCACCGGGAGTCGAGCGAGTCTTTGCCATGTTTCCAATGGATGTGGATCCAGGCAAGTTCAAGGTCTATGACTCAAATTCTGACACGTATATGAGTGCCAACTTTCCTCAGCGTATCCCGAAAGTGGCCAAGCTTACTGTTCGATGGCAGGATGCATACGGGAATCTTCTGGCATTCAACGGAGTCGAGCAAAACTCGTTCCTTCTCAGGCTCATATGCGATGAGACTCCAGTGACACTGGAACGTCCAGAGGGTCTCCCTTCACCCGTCGAAATTGACAAGGGTCCGGATCAGAGACGTATGATTATAATTGCAGTTTGTGCAGTACTTCTCATGGGGCTACTCGTAATTTCTTTCATGAAGAAGAGTAGATGAGCATCTTCAATGGCACTCAGAACTGTCACTCGTCAGACGTGGGAAACAATCAGGTAGTTTTAGGGTCGGCAACATCGCTCGATGCATTTGGACGCCTTCGGGTTAGTCAGCCTTACACCCTGTTTGACTCGCACCAACACTATCAGCTTGACAAGTCTTTTTCTTCAAACGTAGCTAACAATGGTACCATCACATACATGCAACAAATGTCATCCTGCAATCTCATGTGTTCCAATGTGCTTGGTTCTTTTGCTGCACGGGAGACCAAGTATGTATTTACTTATCAGCCTGGAAAGTCGCTACTCGTTATGGCGACATTCGTCATGGCTCCCCAATCGGACGGGCTTGTCCAACGGGTGGGATACTTTGATGTGAATGATGGTATATATGTCGAACTCAGTGACCAGTTGTACATGGTGCGCCGAAGCAACTCTCTTGGTACAGTTACAAATACCACAGTAGCTCAGTCTGCATGGAACACGGATCATCTGGATGGGTTTGGTCCATCAGGGATCACGATCGACATGACAAAGAGTCATATTTTTTGGACGGACATAGAATGGCTAGGAGTTGGCTCTGTTAGGACAGGCTTTGTAATTGATGGTAGATACATAATATGCCATGTTTTCAACCATGCAAACTTTTTAAACTACCCATACATGACTTCGGCTATAAATCCGGTGCGCTATGAAATTCGAAACACAACAGGTGCAGCTCCGGTATCAAATCTTATGCAAGTTTGTTCTACAGTTATCTCCGAGGGTGGATATGATCAGCAATATGCCTTGCACTCGAATATCGCATATTTTAGTCGAACGATGACTGTTGGTGTGTGGTATCCTCTCATGTCCATAAAATTGTCTGACGGGTTTTTGGATGCGGTTGTGCAGATTCGTCAAATTGAGGTGGTGTGCACTACAAATGATACTTTCCAGTGGGCTCTATGGAGCAATGTCACTTCAGCTAATATAGGAAATCCTGTTTTTATACCTCATGTGTCGAGTGCTCAAATACAGTTTAATGGCAATGCAACATCATTCACAACAACAACATGTGATCAATTTGCGAGTGGTATAGTAACTGGAACTAACCAAGCTTCTGGAGGTTCAGTAATTGAACTGAGCAAGTATTTTTCTCAAATAGGAAGAAACTCGTTCACAGGCACATCTGATATTATTACTCTCGCAGTTATGAATATCAAACCAGGAGGCTCGGCGGTGAATATTCAAGCGTTACTTTCTTGGAATGAACTTTTCTGAGTATAATATAGAAATGGTGTATGTCTACGCCGATTCAACAAACAGGGACACAACACTGTACCCAAGTGGAAACTCGTTTACGCTCCACTTGACTACACCCATCCAGCAAATTGTGGCGGTTGACCTCGTATCAGCCAAGGTGCCAAACTCATTCTACAATCTAACCTCAGGGTCGAACGTCTTTCAGATCAACTCAACCTTATTTTCACTTTCCCCAGGCTTTTACTCAGCATGTGGACTCTCCAAGTCAGTCACTGATTCAACCGGTAAATCCCATGTGACTGAATTTGTGGCTGATCAGGGAAAATTCATCATATCGTCTGTGGGAGCTTTCACCTTCGAACCCCTGACATCCGAGATTCAGAATCTTCTCGGTATGACGGCCAGTGTTCACACGGCTGTTCTAGGTTCAAGCATTCCAGAGTACACAAATGATCCATATTATGCGACGCGCTACATTGTCAAGTCTGATCGAGTGATTGATCTTTCGACGAATGAGTTTGTGTTTCTGGACATTGACGAGCTTCGTTCGGTTCAGATGGTTGACTCCAAGTCTCTTGTTTCAGAGACTTACGCCGGTACAACCATTCGATCCACCTTTGGTATGATTCCGATGGATGTATCATCAGGGACAATCAAGCACTTCAAGGAGCAGACAGATTACAGGCTCCGCATCACCTTTGATACACCCTTGAGCAAGATTTCACGTCTGACGATTCGATGGATTGACAAGGATGGACAGCTCCTCAATTTTCAGGGGTTTGATAATACAGCCTTTGTGTTGAGGTTCGAGGTGAACGAGCCCAAAGAGCCTCCCCCAGAGCCAGAGCCAAATCTGACGGAGCTCGAGGTGAAGCGACTCGTCGAGTCTATGCTCCCACCACCCTTACCCGCACCCAAGAGGAAGATTCCTCGCATCTTCCTATATCTTGTGATTATAGCTCTTTTGGGAATGGGAATCAAGGTGGTATTCTTCAAGAATAATGTAACAGTACAGTAGGCATGCCATATTCGGCGACATACAGCATAGGATATGGGATCGGTGTCACAGAATTGGTGGTACGCTCAAATGTGTATTCGTCGCAAGCTGCACCCCTGACCAACTTTCTAGGAGGCTCACTTTTGAAATCAACCCCAGTGACAGTCACAAACTTTACATCGACTGGTAACTCCATCGTCACCACAGGCAATATGACCATGACGGCACCCCCCAGTCAGACTGACTTTTATGGGGGATTTACTGGGAACGTCATCAACTGTTCGGAAATTGTTGGAGGTAACATCATTGGGCAGGTTTTGTCTCTGAACAGCATCAATGTGAGCACAAACGTCATCACCACCGGTAACGTCATCTCACTTGTTTCGATAGCCACCCGAGCAAATGCATACACCAACCTCATATCAGCCGCAAACATCTATACAGGGACATACATAGGCACGGTGACTGGTCAGTCCGTGTCGACCCTTTCATCCCTGACGGCTCTGTCCACTCTGACAGTCGGTACGAATCTCATAGGTAATGTACTCACAACTGGTATAGTGACGGTTACTGGACAGGTGACGGGTAATATACTTGCAGGTGCAAACACTATAACAGCCATTGCGCAAAGTGCAACCTTCAACCAGTCAGTGGGTGATATCAGAGTTTTTGGATCGAACGTTTCACCCTTCCGGACTGCTGTGGTGAACGCCGGTACACTGATTGGGGGTATGACTGGATACTCAAACAACCTGACCACTTCGGGTGACATCACCACTGGCCTAGGCTACATAGGAGCCTTCAGGGGTGATATTCTTGGGAGTGGCCAATTCATCACCAATGAGTATGTGGGCAAGATGACCTCTTCAGTCCCTATTAGTGCATCCACAGTCACCGGGTCAGTCTCAGCCAACTCACTGACAGCCTACACTAACAATCTGTCTGGCTCTCAAATCTCATCGAATACTGCGCTCATAGGAGAGATTAGATCGTATGCAAACTCAATTTTGACTGGTTCACTCACCGCCAGCCAGGTTTTTGTCGCAACAATGTTAATCAATGATCAGATTACAACTTCTGGTAATGTCACCGCCACAACCCTCATAGGATCCTTCACAGGCTTGAACGTCATCACATCCGGAACCCTTACAACTTCTGGTGGGAACCTTTTGGGGAGACTGATAGGTTCGAACACTGTGACTCTGACAGACTCGGTTGTGTCAAACTCACTTAATGGTACTATAGTCACCTATGCAAATGTTATACCAGCCACAATTGTCACCTCCCCGAACATAACTGCGGGCTCTATGAACACCTTTACAAACACAATCACTGTTACACGAGTCTCTGGAAACTTTGTCGGCCCTGTCGCCACAACCGGAATCGACATCTTCTCGTCCGGCTCTGTCATTGCAAAAAACTTTATAGGGCTGGTTGATGCTGGGTCGAACAGTATCATCACAACTGGAACAGTTCTGACGCAGCAAGGGATTCAGGGTAGCATCAACACATTTGCCAATAACATCTCTACACAGGGTCCTATAATCGGTACATTCTTCGGCAAGTACAATGGAAATGGGCCAATAGTGAGTAATGCAAACATTGTAGTCACTGGTATTTCCAACCTCTTCACTCTGGCATCGAATGGAACTATTTTTGTGCAGGGTACAATCTCTGGCAACTACACTGGTGCGGTCCAGACATTCGCCAACAGCATCTCCTCGACTGGAGGTTTGAGTGGAAATCTCATATTCACCCGAGTCACCGCCTACCAGAACTCGATTGTGAATGATGCAGGCATATCGTACGGGAAGAATATGCTCAAGTCAAACTATGGGAATGTGGCAAGCTATGGAAATTCAGCACCCATTCTAACCTCCATCTCACACTACTATTCGAATGTAGTTTCCCGTCAACCCTGGTGGTCCACAAGCAGTTCACCCACCGTCTCGTATGTTTACACGCAAGGACAGACTGGATACTCATCATCAGTTCTCATGCCTGATGGCAGGGTTGTGCTCGTACCGAGTACATCGAGGAGTATAGGCATATTTGACACCAAAACCAACCTCTTTTCGAATCTGATTCCAACGGGTCTGACGGCATCGGGTACAGGTTGGGGCTGGAACTCTGGGGTTCTTCTCCCCAACAGCAACATTGCATTCATTCCAGGGAGCAACAGTTACATAGGCTTGTACAACCCTTACTTGAACACCATCAGTCTTGGTCCCTTTATCTCAACAGCTGATGCATTCCGTGGTGGTATCCTTCTACCAAACGGTAACGTTGTCTGTATTCCATACAACACTTTCAGCTTTACAGAGTTTGACCCCAACAGCCCTTCCAGAACGATCAGGAGTTCGACGATTGGTGGTGCAGGTAACCCCCCGTTCAATTTCTCTGGTACTCTATTGCCCGACGGAAATGTGATTTGTGCACCTTACAGTGGTAATTTCGTACTGTATGACTATCGTCAAACCTTTCCAGCCAAGTCTACGGATCTCATCGACAACTTTTTCGAGAAGCATGCAGGCTCGGTTCTTCTCCCTACTGGTAATGTTCTGTGCATTCCCAAGGCGAGTGGCTATCCTCTGGCTCAGGTGTCACCAGCCGGAGTTTACTCAAACACGGTGAGCACAGTGGTTGGTAACGGGTTCTATCAGAACGGATGCCTCCTCGGACACGGCAAGGTTTTGTTCGGTCCAGGATCTGGGACGAACATTGGAGTCTATGACATTTACTCGGACACTCTTACAAACATCGCAATAGATCCAGGGTATGGTGGGATTACAGCACTCCCAGATGGGAGAGCAATCCTTGCACCCCAGACATCACTGATGGGTGTCGCATTGGTAAGCGGAGTGACTCAGCTGAACGAGCACCTGAGCACGAGCTCCTACTTTAATAAGTTCTAATAACAGGATGCCATATTCGGCACGATATTCACAAGAATGGAGCAATACATTGTACACATCAGGAGTTGGATACTTTCCAGAAGTGTACAGTGGGTCGGTGTACCCCATTTTGGTTCCAGGATCAATGAGAGTATCGGATAATATCTTTACGAATGACCTTGGTCGGGTGGGTGTCTACATGACTTCGGGTAAGATTGACGCTCGTGGAAACACAGTCACGATCCAGTCAGACACATCCATGCTCAACTCTTGTGTGTACTCGAGCAACATCACCGGAGCAACCCTCAACCTCGATTCCGCATTCACAACTGCCAACCTGACTGGTACATTCGTCATCAGTAACAATGTCAACACCGGAACCAATCTCCTCACATCAAGCGCTGATATCATCATCAGCCAGAATGTGAGAACAACCAATCTCATCAGTAACGTCACTCTTTATGCGAATAACATGATTGTGGCTGGTAATTTCCTAGCCGGTACCATCACTACAAACGTTTTTGCCTATCAGAATCTCATCCAGACAACCCAGATCACCTGCCAGACTATGATTGGTGATGGAAGAATAGGGTCTAATAATGCCGCATTCTCAGGGTCTGGTGTGTTTGGTTCAGCCTTTGGAGCATTCATATTCAATGGAGATCTTCGAGGAAACAACTTGACAGCTGGTGAGGTGAGACCTTTTTTCGTTGAGGGCTATGCCAACACATTCACGGTTGGGTTGTCGCGGGGCCCTATGCGTGGCGAGTTTAATGCAGGCTCCAACAGCATAACAACAACCAGCGGTCTGACTGGCCAGTTGGCGGTGGCGAATGCTCGAGTTGGGTCGAATAATGTTGTATCGGGTGGTAAGATCTTCTCGAACAACTTTATTGGTGGTATTATCGGGTCTAATACGGTTACATCTCAGGGTGGTGTATCAACAAGTGGCGAATCCTTTGGGGCTGTTACTGCGTACGCCAATAACATAAATGCAAATGGTAATTTTGCCGCCACCCTTTTTGTAGGACAACTGACCAATTCAGGACTCGATGTGAATGCCTCGAATGTGTTTGCACAAAACATCAATGCAACAGAACTCAAAGCTGGGTCTAATCTTCTCACCATGGCAACTCTCTCATCTTCCATGGTTGGTACCATGAACTGTGGCTCGAACAATGTGACTTTGTCGACTGGGAGTGTCACAAGTCAGAGCTTTTACGGCAACGTCTCGGCGGTGAACATGATTGTGGGTAACGTATCATCATCAAACATAGTGGGTCGGATTATCGGGGCGAACACCATCTCGGTTGCCAACTTCAAGGCGGCTGAGCTCATTGGCAGAGCAGAGTCTGCATCAAATGTGATTACAACTGGAACAATCTCCGCACCACAGTTTCAGGGTGCTCTGCAACTTTTCAGCAACACCATGTCGGCAACTTCAGGTAACATATTCGTCGGGACCCGCATCTATTCTGCAGATGTTCAGGGTTATACAAATAGTTTTAGCGTGAAATCTGTAGTGGCTGGGACGATCGAAGGTCAGTTGCTCGTCTACACCAATACAATTGCATCAACTTCTCTTTTTGCAAACGGAAACATCACCGGTCCCATGAACTGTTTCACGAATACAATTACTGCGTCAAATCTGTTTGCTAATATATACACTGGTCAATTCATAGCAGTCAACGTCTTTTCAGAAGCCATCTTTTCAACCGTTTCAATCGGTCCAATCAACAATACAACTGGCGTCCTCTCGACTCAGGCTAACATCATATCATCTGACTTGTTTGGTGGTATACTCGCCTACAACAACGTCATCTTTACTCAGAATACCCTGACTTACGCATTCGACCAGACTGATATGGGCATCTTCATGCGGCCAGATACTAGCAACGCATCAACTATAGGAAGATCTCTGTCGCACTACATCTCGAATGTCAACTCTTTTGGTGGTTTCTGGTCCACATCACCCATACCCAAGGTGAGATTTGAAAACGGGCGAGTGCCACCAGTCACCGGGAGCGAATTTTTTGCAATCGGAACTTCTCCGGGTGGATTCAACTCAGCGTACTTTCCAGGTGTGTCTGGATCTTACATTAATCTGGGTAACATACCGACAGTAAACCAAAATTTGTTCCAAGCTGATACATTGATTGAAGCCTGGGTATATGTGAACAGCTACACGAGTAACAATTACATCATATCATCAGCGATAGAAGGGGGTGCAGAAAACTGGTCTCTGTTTTTGAGCACATCAGGGATTATAAATATAAGTGTTCGAACGAGTAATGGTCAGCCATACACGTATACAAGTGTTTCTGGTGTTATACCCTTGCAGACATGGACATACATCTCACTCACTGTGCTAACGAGTGGTCTCTTTTACCCACATGTAGATGGAAGCGCTACTTTTTCAGGTTCTTTACCTTATGCATTCTTATCTGGGCCATACTCGTTCTTCTTGGGGTACGGGGGCAACTCGCCATCGGTTACAGATATGTACATTCGCGATGCTCGTATCATTCATGGGGGTTCTCTTCCAACCCTTCCAAGTTACACACCAGAAACAGCGTTTGGACTTAGCCCTCCATCCTACGCAAGTGGAAGTAAAGTTGCATTCTCCTTTTCTCAAAACTACCTTCCAGTGCCAAGCTCGAATGGATGGTCTGGCGGAGTAACACTCCCAGATGAGCGAGTCCTCTTCATACCAAAGGATACTGATCGCTTTGGCTGCTACAATCCAAAGTTTGGCATCTTCTCCGAGCTCACCCCGCAAATGAATGCTGTTTCACTCTCCAACATTGCAGCGCTCATAAAGTATGACGGTGACACAACAGTGAGTTACGGTCTGCTGTCAAGTGGTGTT